GGGACCTGTTAGGGTCCCTCTTTCAATCGCGGCACACCAAACTAACCTGGTAGGAAAGTTTGGAGGGGACTAACATCCCCTGTGGATCCAGGAAACTGGAATAGCTCACCGTCTCGTTAGAAGCAAATGCCTAGCCGGCCCTCGTGAGAGGGCTGAACGACGCACTAACTCGAAGCGATAAGGTGGGGGAAAGAACAAATTCCCTTCTTCCACTTGTACCTTGAGTGATTGGGGAGGACCGAAAGGTCCTCTCTCGTCATCTACTACATTTACTGGAGTTGTTACCCAGTGGGTGTTGCTGATACATCAACAGCTTCCTCGAAGGTCGATTTATTGACTCAGAGGCGTTACCAAAGGTCGTCCTAAGCATGCCAACGGAAAACATAAATCAGACAGGTCTTTACGCGCAACAGATCATAAACAAGGTGACTGGGGTGACGATTAACCAATCGTTCCAGAAACCGCGTCTTGAGATCGAGCGTGTGTGGCCTGCCGGAAGAGTGAAACCGTTGACAAAGTGGATCCCTCCTACCGCTGCTTCATGGCGGGAGGACCGTATCGGTAAGTGCAATGGTAATTGGGTCTATGAGGACTCTACGAATAGAAATATTCGAAAGGGTTACTTTGACTCCGTTATCATCGGCGGTACCGGTATGACCTTTGCGGGCTCTACGTTCCCGATTTCTCATTCTAGCTTACGAATGAGGAGTCTGGCACAGATCGAGGCTCAGGCCGTGCGGGAGTGCCTTAACCGGGTTCAATCGGGAAAGGTAAACCTTGCACAGGCTTTTGCCGAGAGGCGCCAAACCGCTAATTTAGTGGCGGGTACAGCGCGGAGAATTGCAGCCGGCGTTAACGCTCTCCGTAAGGGGAATGTTGCTGGGGCCTTAAGAGCTTTGGGAAGTCCGAGTAATCGGAACAAACTGAGCTCCAGGGACATCGCTGATCAGTGGCTTGAGATACAGTACGGTTGGAAGCCTTTGCTTTCAGACGTATATGCCTCTGTCGACAGACTTCGTAAGAAGGATGAAGACATTAGCCGCTACATCATGACTGCAAAAAGGACGGTGACAGAGAAGTCATCCAGGACGGACACTACGGTTAACGCAGATAATGTGAGAGTTTCAACCTCGCATTACGAGCGTAGCTATTTTGTTCGGCTTGATTACCGAGTTAAGCACGAAGTGGTCGCCAGTATGTCCTCTATGGGCGTGCTGGACCCTCTAACGCTTGCTTGGGAAGTCCTCCCATGGAGTTTTGTGGTGGATTGGTTTCTCCCGATCGGTTCGTACTTGGGTGCTGTTTCAGCTACTCAAGGGCTGGCTTTTCTGGGAGGCTCTAAGACACTGCGGGACTACATTGTAACTGATGCAACATGGAGTGCGACTGGTACGCGTACCAAATCGCTACACGCAACTGCTCGCTCGACGGAGAAATCTATCTCGCGTAGTGTGTACGTGTCAAGTCCTACACCGAAGTTTCCTTCGATGAAAGACCCATTCTCCATATCCCACGTCGCGAACGCTTTAGCGTTAATGCGTGGATCCTTCCGGCGGTAAAACGCCAACAACCCCGTAATGGGTCTAAACTATCACCTGAGGTAAACAACATGCCAGCAATTGGCAATTTGGTCCTGGCCGATGGCCAGGCCTCCCCCGCAAACCATACCTTCGCACCTGTCAATATCGACAAGGACGGAGTTATCTGGTGGGCGGATAGGAGCGGCGGTATCCCACTAGGTTATCCACAGGTGTCTGCCTTCATTAGGCAGCCCGTGGGTGGCAACGGTGGGACCCGCACTTACCGAGAGACACTGAAGGTAAAACTTCCAGTCCTCGAGGTGACGTCGCCCAGCACCGGAAGCGGAATTCAACCCGCCCCGACGCTGAGTTACGAGTGTGCTGGTACGGTGGAGCTCATCCTGCCGGAACGCAGCCTGTTGCAGAATCGGAAAGACTTGCGAGCTTACATCCGCAACCTTCTCGCCGACGCGATGGTAACTGCTATGGTTGAAAACCTCGAGGCGCCCTACTAGTGAAAGCTAGCTTGGGCGATAAAGGTGCACCTGCTATGTCGTTCAAATGCGTCCTCGAACATCTTTATGATTGGGCGAATGCCGCGGATCTCTCGGATGGTGAGTACAATTTCACCATGCCTGAGCCTGGCACAACCCGTCACGAAGTTGCAAGAGAAGCTATGCATGACCTGCTGGATGCACTTCAAAGAATGGGCCTTTAGGCCCATCTCCTCTGTGGTTTAAACCACGCACATGTCCATGGAGTTATTACCCATGAATAAGCAAGCACCTTGTAAGGGCTTGTATCGTCGTTACCCGTGTGCCGTGCCGCGACTTTTAGATCTGATGTATCGGTCTATCGGATCGGCGGTATCCTTAAAACTTGCAGACGCACTTGCCAACCGGCAATTCCAAACTCTAGTAGGAGAAACGATCGATCCGACGACCTACGTGGACCCACACGCTTTTGCGTGGGACTACCTGGCTGTCGAGGTTGCATCGAAGTATCCGCACTTTGAGCTAGGGATTGATCGGCAAGCGGTTGCGTTGAAGAAGTTTGAGGAGAGTGAGGCACTTTGTTCACTTACTAACCAGCGGTTAAGAGGCACGAGCTTCGGGGCAAGATCCCCGTTCCACTCCCAATTATGGGGAGCTAGGAGAAAAATAGCGCGTGTACTCGGTCCGTTTGCGTGGAGTGAAGCAGAGCTACACTTTGGCTGGGGACCGGGGGCAACTACCAGGTTGCCTCGTCATCGGTCGGATGCGTCTGAAAAATACTCAGGTCTACCTGAGACGACGAGTGGTAACGCGAGATTGGCTCGGTGTGCGATTTTGTCGCGACCGACCTGGTATGAATCCGTGACTGGCAGGTTTCATCCTGCTCGTTCTACGGAGGTATCGGGTGATGCATCAGCCAACGAGGTCACTCTCGTCCCAACCACGGTGAAAATCGTGGAAGGGAATCGCGTGGTTACTGTTCCAAAGAGCGCCAAGACTGATCGTGTGATAGCCATTGAACCTTGTATGAATATTTATATTCAGAAGGGCATAGGTGGTTGCATTCGAAAACGTCTGGAGCGAGTTGGGGTAAATCTTGATGATCAGGCTCTTAACCAAGAGCTTGCCCGTCTCGGCAGTATTGACGGTTCACTTTGTACTGTGGACCTGTCTTCCGCTTCCGACACCATTTCGCGAGATTTGGTGGAGTACCTGCTGCCCCCTGACTGGTTCGAAGCTATGGACCAGTCCCGTAGTAAACGGGGGACTCTTCCTTCTGGTGAGCTAATCACTTATCAGAAGTTTTCTTCAATGGGAAATGGTTTTACCTTTGAGCTTGAGAGCCTAATTTTTTGGGCTCTCTGCGCATCGGTTTTAGACCACCACCCAGAGGAGATGGAGCGTCGGCTTGGTGTTTACGGAGACGACTTAATCTTTTCGTCCAGCCGTTACACCGATGTTCAGTCACTGTTGAGGTTTTGCGGGTTCCTCGTGAATCCAAAGAAGTCTTTTCATACTGGACCATTCCGGGAAAGTTGTGGTAAACACTACTTCCAGGGTGTCGACGTCAGTCCGTTCTACTTTAGAGATAAAGTAGATTGCTTTGCCCGTTCAATCTGGTTGTGTAATACAATCAGACGGCATGCATATCGCATGGCAGGCCCGGTGCGCTGGGGCTGTGACGGTACGCTCAAGCCGTTGTGGGATCTCGCAAGAGGACCCTTAGACGGTGTATGGCGTAGGCCTCGTATCCCTGATGGATATGGCGACGGAGGTCTCATCGGTGACTTTGATGAGGTTTCTCCGCCAGTCCACAGGGGATTTCAGGCTCCTTACTCCAAGCATTTCGTTGAAGTAAGACGCAAAGTATCATCTGACAAGCTTTCTGTTTTAGTGAAAGCGCTAGACAGAACCGACCGTCGAAAGTCGGCGTCAGATGAGGACATAGGTTCTGCTGCTTCCGTAGAAATACGGGAGTACAGGACCTTCTACAAGATGGGTGTCATTCATCTTGTGGGACAGTGGCCCAACATGGGACCGTGGCTTACAATGCCATAACCTTGTTGAATTTCCTCCATTG